GGGATCGCCAGGCGGGTGCGGCTGGTGGACATCAAGTAAGCCTGCCCGGAGCTGCCGGAGAAGGGCGACATCAGCGACATGGTGCAGCTGATGGGCGACGTGGACGCCATGGACGCGCTGGCGCGGCAGGTGGCGGCGACGGGCGACTTCGACCCGAACGCAGTGCCCTTCTGGCTGACGCCGATGGAACAGGCGGAGAAGCTGTACGGCGCGGTGAAGGGCTACGGCGTGGCGGGCGGGTGCATCTGCCAGGAGACCGGGAACGAGACGAAGCCCCTGTGCGACTTTGTGGTGCTGCCGCGGATGGAGATGGAAAAGGACGACGGCGTGACGGCCACCAAGCACTTCGTGATGGACGGATGGAACTGCAAGGGCCGGAAGCTGGGCCGGGTGGTGATCCCGGCGGCGCAGCTGGACGGCATGAACTGGGTGACGGAGAAGTGGGGCATGGACGCCTGCGTGATGCCGGGGAACACGACGAAGGGCAAGGTGGCCTGGGCCATCAAGAAGGTGGGCCAGATGACGGCGAAGCGGGTGACGGAATATAACCACACCGGCTGGCGGAAGATCGGCGGGAAGTGGTGCTACCTGTACCACGGCGGGGCCGTGGGGGCGGACGGGATCACGGTGGACATGGGGGACGCGCTGAAGAACTACCGGCTGGACGGCGGCGGCGCCCAGGGCTTCGGGGAGATCCCCTTCGCGGAAGCCGCGAAAACGAGCCTGCGGATCCAGGAGGTCATGAAGGAAGAGATCGGGATCGCGCTGCTGGGGACGGCGTACCTGGCGCCGCTGCGGGAGTGGATGAACCAGACGGACGTGGTGCCGGCCTTCGCGCTGTTCCTCTACGGCGAGAGCGGAACGCACAAAACCACGGCGGCGGCGCTGGCCATGAGCCACTTCGGGAACTTCCACGCGAAGAACCCGCCGGCCAGCTTTAACGACACGGGGAACCAGATCCGGAAGAAGGCCTTCCTGGTGAAGGACATGCCGATCCTGGTGGACGACTACCACCCGGTGACCAGCGTGCAGGAGAAGCGGCAGATGGCCGCCACGGCGCAGACCCTCAGCCGAGCCTTCGGCGACGGCGTGGACCGGGGCAGGCTGAACGCGGACAGCACGATCAAGGCGAACACCCCGCCGCGGAGCGTGGCGATCATCACCGGCGAGGACCTGCCGGCCATCGGCGCCAGCGGCCTGGCCCGGTATTTTATCCTGGACATCGACAAGGAGGACATCCCGGTGGGCAAGGTGCTGACAGAGCTGCAGGAGCTGGCGCGGAAGGGCTGGCTGCAGCGGGCGATGCGGGGCTACATCCAGTGGCTGCTGCAGCAGACGGACGGGATGCCGGACCGGCTGCACAGCCTGTTCCTGAAGTTCCGGGAGGACATTCACCGGGACAGCCAGGGAAGCCACGACCGGGCGCCGGAGACGGTGGCCTGCATCCTGATCGGCTACCAGATGATGCTGAACTACATGCGGGACGTGGGCGTGTTCGACACGGAGACGGCGGCGAAGATGCTGGCCCACGCCCGGCGGAAGCTGGTGGACGCCAGCCGGAAGCAGACCACGGACATGGAGAGCGAGAAGCCGACGCGGATCTTCCTGGACGGGCTGGGCGAGCTGCTGAACAGCAGACAGGTGGCGCTGAAGGACCTGACGGTGCCGGACGCGAAGGATCCGCCGCCCACGGAGCGGATGATCGGCTACATGGACGGGGACTACTACTACCTGCTGCCTGGGGTGGCCTTCGGGGCGGTGCAGCGGCTGTGCAGGGAACAGGGGCAGGAGTTCCCGGTGAGCCTGAAGGCGCTGTTCAAGCACCTGAAGACGGACGGGATCCTGAAGCTGCAGGGCGGAGAAGGCGAGCGCAGCACCCGGCCCAAGTGGGTGGACGGGAAGCTGGTGCGGCTGCTGTGGATCCCGGCCGGGGAGCTGAACGGGCCGAAGGCGGAAGCGCAGCAGGTGAGGATGACGGAAGTGGGCAACGACGTGCTGCCTGACGAGTTCAAGTAAAAGGGGGCCAGAAGATGAACGCGATGACCATTATGCGGCGGTGCCGGGCCGCGCAGGACGACATCGAGCGGATCCAGCAGCGGATCGAGCAGCGGCAGGACCTGCTGAAGAGCATCAGCGCGCCCCCGATGGATCCCAACGGCGGCGGGCACGGCAGCGGCGACAAGGACAAGACCGGGCGGATCCTGGCGGACATCGACCTGCTGGAGCGGGAGAAGGCCGCCCGGCAGGAAGCCTGGAACGCGGAGCGAGTGGCGGCGCTGAGCCTGCTGGAGATGGTGCCGGACCTGGAGGGGAAGATCCTGCACGACTACTATGTGAAGCGCATGGACACCGGGGAGATCGCCCGGAAGCGGAAGTACACGGCGGGCTATGTGCGGAAGACCAAGCGCAGCGGGGAACAGCTGCTGGAGATGCTGGGCGCGGAGCGGGTGAAGAGCGTGCTGCCGGCCTGGTACCTGAACAAGGAAAAGGAGGAAGGAACATGAGAGGAAAGCACAGGGTGGAAAACCTGCACCAGATGAAGGAGCAGGGACCGGACTGCTGCACCTGCATCCACCGGAAGGGGTGCGAGCGGTACGCGGAGAACAGCTTCTGCGGCCGGTGGCAGAGCCGGGAGCCGGAGGAGCGGGAGCCGGATCCGAACAAGCTGTGGGAGACCGGGGAAGAGGTCGAGTTCTGATGGAAGCGGCGGCGGTAAAACGGAAGGGCAGAGGGCCGGGCAGGCCCCGGACGTTAAGGCCGGAAGCACCGAAAAGCGTGCTTCCGGCGCCGCCGCGTCTTCAGGAAGAAAGCACGGCGGTGAAGCGGTGCATGGACTACGCGGCGGACGTGCTGGAGGGCCGGATCCGCGCCTGCAGGAAAACGCAGCGGGCATGCCGGCGGTTCCTGGACGACCTGGAGCGGTCCGAGAAGGATCCGGGCTACCCGTGGGTGTTCGACGAGGCGAAGGCCAGGCGGCCGGTGGACTTCATGGAGAAGTTCCTGGTGCCGACGAAGGGCGACTACGACCGGATGGAGCTGATGGGCTGGCAGTGCTTCATCGAGTGCAACCTGTACGGCTGGGTGGACCGGAAGACGGGCCTGCGGCGGTTCCGGGAGGGGCTGATCGTGGTGGGCACCGGCAACGGCAAGAGTACTATGATGGCCGGGAACGCGACCTTCCTGGCCTGCAAGGACGGGGAGCGGGGCGCGGACATCTACCTGCTGGCGAACAGCAAGGAGCAGGCCGGGATCACCTACGGCGAGTGCAGCCGGCAGATCGACGCGAGCCCGTTCCTGGCGCCGCGGTTCCGGACGCTGCGGGACGGGGTGTACTACGACAAGATGCAGTCGAGCATCAAGCCGCGGAGCAGCGACAGCAAGCGCCTGGACGGCCTGAACCCCCACGGGGCTGTGTTCGACGAGATCCACGAGTACCGGGATTTTAAGCTGCTGAACATCATCAAGCGCAAGACGGTCAAGCGCCGGCAGCCGATGGTGATCTACATCACCACCATGGGCAACGTGATCGACGGGCCGCTGGCCTACTACTACGACCTGTTCACGGACGCGATGGACGGGAAGCTGCTGGGCGAGGTCGGGGACCGGATGTTCTGCTTCATCGCGGAGCTGGATCCGGAGGACGACATCGAGGACACGGAGAACTGGATCAAGGCGAACCCGGGCCTGGGCGTGACGCTGCACCTGGAGGAGCTGGTGAAGCAGTGGGAGCGCTGCAAGATGATCCCCAGCGAGCGGGCGGACTTCATCTGCAAGCAGCTGAACATCATGGTGAACGCGGACGACATGGCCTTCGTGCAGCCGGAAGTGATCCGGCGGAACCGGGACATGATCGACGAGGAGAGCCTGCTGGGCCGGCGGTGCTACGGGGGCTTCGACCTTTCCAACCGGGAGGACTTCACCGGGGCGGCGCTGGAGTTCCCGCTGGACGACGGGAGGACGTTCGTGCTGCTGCATAGCTGGGTGCCGCAGCGGAAGGTGGACCTGGACCAGGAGAAGATCGACTACTACGGGCTGCAGATGAAGGGGTACCTGACGATCGTGCCGGGGGAATATGTGCAGCAGGAGGACGTGCACGCCTGGTTTGTGGCCCAGAGCAAAAAGTACGAGATCGTGACGATCGGCTACGACCCGGCGAACGCGACGAGGCTGCGGCAGATGCTGGAGGCGGGCGGCGCGGATTATCCGGCCTTCGACTGCCAGGTGGTGCGGCAGGGGCCGATCACGCTGAACGACCCCATGAAGGACATCAAGGAGCTGCTGCTGGCCGGGCAGGTGGTGAGCAACCAGGACCCGATGCTGGCATGGTACACGGACAACGTGCGGATCAGCGCGGAGCGGCGGCACCTGGACAAGGAAAACTGGATGCCGACGAAGCGGAACAAGTTCCGGAAGATCGACGGGTTCATGGCTTGGCTGGACGCCCACTGCATCCGGATGCAGAAGCAGCCGGCGGGGACGGAATACATCCCGCCGAACATCCGGGTGGTGGAGCTGAACAGCAGAAGAAGGCGGTGATTTTGGGCGTGCTTACATATAAGGAAAGAGTACACGCCAAAAAGCGCGGAGAATACACGTGGGAACGCCGAGAGTACGTGTAGAGTACGTGTACCCTACACGTATAACCCTTGAAGGTGCGCGCGGACTGTGATTTAATCTAAGCTGCCAAAGAAGGGCGGACGGAAATATATTGCCGGCCGCCTTTTCATTTGCCGGAGCCGGCGGACCTGTCCCCGCGGCTCCGTTATTCTTTCCCGGAAAGGAGCGGCGGATGGACTACAAAGAGAGCGATCCGTTTTACCACCGGAAAGAGTGGCTGCGGATCCGGGCCATGGCCCTGGAACGAGACCACGGCATGTGCCGGGACTGCATGGACAGGATGGAGAGCGAGACCGGGTTCCGGCCGCACCGGGCGACGATGGTGCACCACATCATCCCGCGCAGCGAGCGGCCGGATCTGGAGCTCGTACTGGACAACCTGATCAGCCTGTGCGACCAGTGCCACGAGAAGCGGCACCCGGAGCGCCGGAGCAAACGAAAAAGAAAGACGCAGGAGAAGGTGAAGGGGCACACGATGCGGGTGATCAGGATCTAAGGACGGGACAGGAGGACAGGACAGGATGAACAAGACACTGCGGAAGGAGCATTTCCTGCGGGTGACGGATCCGCGGGCGCGGCACATGTACGACCGGCTGTGTGACGCCTGCGAGAAGCGGCCGGAGGGGATGACGGACCCGGACCAGATGCTGGTGGCGGACATCGCCTACGCGGAGCAGATCAAGCAGATGCTGATGGACGACATCGCGCAGCGGGGCCTGGGCCAGGAGCGCTACAACGGCCGCCAGAAATACTGGCAGGAAAACAAGAGCCCGGCGCAGCTGCGGGCCTACACGGAACAGCAGCGGAAGCACCTGGGCGAGCTGAAGCTGACGCCGGCAAAGCGCCAGGCGGTGGCGGTGGAGATTGACGACGAATTTGAGAACTTCCAGTAAGAACAGACAGAAGGTGACAGAATGAAGTGGCCATTCCAGAGGGGACACAAGGCGCAGGCGAGGGACAAGCCCGGGATCGTGCGGAGCCGGGACCTGAAGATGTTCACACGGCCGCGGGCCGACCGGACCATGGAGGGGAACGAGGCGATCTACGCGGCGGTGAGCCGGATCAGCAACACGATCGCCTCCATGCCGATGCACCTGTACAAAGGGTACAAGATCCAGGAGGACCATCCGCTGGAGCGGATCGTGAGCCTGGAGCCGCATCCGAACTTCAGCGCCTTCAGCTGGAAGCAGACGATGGAAGCGCTGAAGAACACGGAGGGCACGGCCTACGCGCTGCGCGTGCTGAACAACATGGGGCAGCTGCTGCGGCTGGACATCCTGAACCCCACGCGGGTGACGCCCAAGAAGGACGAGGACGGGAACATCTGGTACAGCGTGATCATGGACGACGGCCGGGAAGCCCTGGCGCCCGGATTCCTGATCCTGTGCATTAAGCACATGAGCGCGAACGGGATCAAGGGGATCCGGCCGATCGACGTGCTGCGGCGGAGCCTGGACTATGACACCCAGGTGAAGGAAATGAGCCTGGACCAGCTGGAGGGCGTGAACCACGGCGTGATGCTGACGGTGCCGAACGTGGGGCTGAGCCAGGCGCAGAAGGACGAAGCCGTGAACCGGTTCCTGGAGACCTACGAGAAGAGCGGGCGCAGCGTGGTGATCCTGGAGGGCGGGATGACCGCCACCAACTTCAGCGCCAGCGCGGTGGACAGCCAGCTGCTGGACGTGGAGCGGATCACAAGGAACCGGGTGGCCACGGTGTACAACCTGCCGCCGCACCTGCTGGGCGATTATTCCGACGCGCAGCCGGGCAGCGTGGAGCAGCAGATGATGGAGTTCCTGCAGCTGACGATCACGCCGATCGTGGAGCAGTGGGAGGAGGAGTTCAACCGGAAGGTGCTGACGCCGCAGGAATACGCGGACGGGTACCGGTTCCGGTTTGACACGGCGAGCCTGACCCGGGCGGACGTGAAGACCACCGCGGAGCGGAACCAGATGGCCATCCGCGGCGGCTGGCGCAAGCCGAACGAGGTGCGCGCGGAGCTGGGACTGCCGCCGGATCCGGTGGGCGACCTGCTGATGAGCAGCCGGGACCTGATCCCGCTGCGGATCGCGGTGGAGCACCCGGAGCTGCTGCTGGGCGGGCAGACTTCTGAAGGAAAGGAGGAGCAGTCTGAATGACGAGATTCTGGAACCTGAAGAAGACCTGGAACGACGCGGAGGATCCGCTGGCGCCGGCGGACGGGGTGCTGGACATCGACGGCGAGATCGTGGCCGAGGAAGGCTGGTTTATGCCGGACGGGGTATGCGTGGCCAGGGAGTTCCGGCAGGCTCTGAAGGGCGTGCGGAACGTGACGGTACACATCAACAGCCCCGGCGGGGACGTGATGGCCGGCGCGGAGATCTACAGCGCGCTGCGGGAGCACAGCCTGAACGGCGAGGGCCGGGTGAAGGTGATCGTGACGGGCCTGGCGGCCAGCGCGGCCAGCGTGGTGGCCATGGCCGGGGACGAGATCCTGATGCACCCGGTGGCCTATATGATGATTCACAACCCCTGGACGTTCGCCATGGGCGACGCGAAGGAGCTGCGGAAGACCGCGAAGGTGCTGGACGTGATCAGCGAGGGCCTGATCAGCGCCTACGAGCAGCGGACCGGGAAAGACCGGGACGAGCTGAAGCGGATGCTGGAGAACGAGACCTGGATGAGCGCCGGCACGGCGGTCGAGGAAGGCTTCGCGGACGGCATCTTCGGCATCGAGGCCGGCGCGGCGGCCAGCGCGGTAAAGCCCACGCTGATGAGCGCGAAGGCCCACGGCCTGCAGGAGATCCTGCAGCGGATCAAAGCCGAGGATCCGGAGGAAAAGCCGGACGAGGAAGACCCGGAAGAGGAAGAAGAGGAAAAGCCGAAGGATCCGGACGAGGATCCGGAGAAAGATCCGGATGAGGAAGAGGCGAAGCGCGCAGCCATTAAGGAACGCGCGGAGCTCGCGGCCGCAGCTCTTGCCGCTGCCGGCTACTGACCGAAAAGCGTCAACGTTGACGCTTTTTTTGTTACCCATTCATGCAGACGACAAAAAATTGAGGAGGAAGAAAACCATGAATCTGCAGGAAATCATGAACCAGATCACCAACCTGGGCAGCCAGATCAAGGCGGCCCACACGCAGCTGGCCCTGGGCGTCATGAACATGACCGCCCAGGACATCGAGAAGAAGCAGGGCGAGATCGCCGACATGCAGGCGCGCATGGCCGCGCTGCAGGCCAGCTACGACGCGCTGAAGGGCGGCCAGCAGGCCAACCTGGTGCCCGCTGCTCCCGCCGAGCCCAAGAGCCGGAAGGAAATGCGCGCCTCCAATGAATACGCCAGGGCCTTCTGCTACGCCATCCGGAACGGCATCAGCCCCCGGAAGGGCCGCGCGGACGAGCGCTGCAAGATCCTGTATGACGCCATGACCGAAGGCGGCGGCGATCCCGCCGGCGAGGACGGCGGCTTCCTGGTACCCGTGGACATCGACAACACGATCCACGAACTGCGCCGGGAACTGAATC